ATCCTGGACCAGTGGCCATTGTAACGGGAACGAGAACGAGGCAAACGGGACGAGGGAACGAGCATCAGTGAAAACGGACACCGGTCTGTACAGTCTAAGGGACTTCTGCAAGAGGGTCTCTTTCAAGATAATTACTTTGCCACCTGCTTTAATATATTTGTTAATCCAAACAATTTGCCACTTATTAAGCTTCGGATAACTTAATGAATCTGATTTTAGTTCTACCCAAAATATTTCACCATATGATACTGCATGAATATCAGGAATACCATTGATTGTGCTAGATTCTACGCGAGTTAGAAAGCAATCAGTCAGTCCTTTTTTTACCTTTTGCCATAGCCTAGTTTCCCCATTTTTATTAGACATGATTAAGTAAGTTTTTTATATTTTAATTTTCCTAATTGATTTAATTACTGCTGTTGGAATAATAGTTGTATTACCAATATTGTCAAATGTTGGCTTATCTTTAGTCTTGATATAATCACTAAAAATTCTAGTAATCCCGTTCTTTTGACTTAACAAATAACCTTTAGATACACATATAGGTAATTGTTCTTTACTCAAATCCTTTGTGCTAGACCAGCCCGCATCTCCCTCGATATCCAACCATTCTATTTCTACAAAAGGATAATCCTCAATCACGTTACCGAGATTTTTAAAATCAAAGTTCAATATTTTAGACTGTTGTCGTTTCTTTTTAGTCATCTATATCTATTTTAATAGTTCCAACAGATGTTGTAATTCCAGAGTTGTGCACTTGATTAAAAACATTTAACCAATCAGACCACTTAGCCTTGCTCAATTTCTGCAACGTCTTGGGACTCAACTTCAATCGTTTTGGCGTTGTAGCCATCGATCTTGTTTGATAATTCCTCGAGCTTTTTTTCAAGTTGCTCACGTGACATACCCTCCAAACCACTAACAGTTACCTCTTTACGATCAACATAAGCACCGGCTAATTGACCAGACCTATATTCTGCATTGATGGCTGCTGCGTATTGTTTTTCTTTTTCAGCGCTGTTGGCAATTCTTTCTAATCTTTTATATCTTCTAAGATTGTCACTTTCGTATTTTTTAACTTCACGTTCAAATAATTTATCGAAATATTTTGCAATATGTGGTGAGTGTTTTCTTGATAACATTCTGGATGCAACAGATCCATAATCTTTTTCATTAGTGCAAACATAACCTGCACGTTTTAATGCTTCAGCTTGTGTGATGTTACCCCAATCTTGAACATATATTTCAACAAACATTTTTTGTTTGGGAGTTAGATCAAGTTCAGTTCTATCTGATTTCTTTTTAAGTCCACCAGGCATTATCTTAATTTATTTTTATCTCTTTGAGTAAGTTTTCTACCACCGTGTAATTTGATACCAAACTTCACGTCTGTTTTAGCATCATTTCTTTTACCAGAACCTCTTATACCGCTTTTCATAATCTCTAAAATACTTTTGCCACCAGCTTTTCTATATTGCTTGTAGCCATATTTAATTCCTTTTGTAAGTAATCCACCAACTAACATTTTCTTAACAATTACACCACCTTGTGCTTTACGTCCAATTTTTTTGATCATAATTTTCTACTATATAGATATTTCAGAGTAATGACTAGTTCCCAACAACCAACTGTTTGCGTTCCCGCAAGAGTGGTGTATCCCAGATACACCATAGATACACCATAGATACACCATTAAAATTGATTAAAACCATTGGTATTATTGACTAATAGAACATTAGATACACCAGATACACCTCTTTTACCCCCGAGGGTACTTTTTATTGTTCGTTACTCTAGATAATCTATATAGTAGAAATTTATCCCTTGTCCGGTGTCCGGTATTATGTTAGTTTGAACATGTGTTTTATACATATGAAACTTGGTTAAAATAGCTTCTGGGGGTTTTTTATCATTTTTAGCTCTTTGACTTTCCCCCAGGAGCTTTAACTCAATCTTTTTAAATTTTCCTTTAATATCAGAGTCTTAATATACCGTCTTTCTTCTTTACTCCCTGCATTCCTATACTTTCGATATAACTCTCGATAACGGATCCAGGACAACTGCAGATCTGAAAAAAAAATTTTCTCACTGTCTACTAATTTAAAATACTCACCTCGTACAAAATCCGGATCCATATCAGCACCCCAACAAACTTCTTTAAAATCATCAGAATTATTTACAAACCAAACATGACTATCGTACTTAAAATAAGTTTCTTTTTTCAAATTAGAGGTGGTTATAGCATCCTCCAACGCCTGGACAATAATTGCCTGGAATAATCTTTGTTCAGAATATTCTTTTATTTTTGTAAGTTCTAAAGACAACTTAATGCCCAAAAATTTTAATAAGGCTGGTGCACAGCTCATAGGCTTTTTCCTGTCTCATGCTTGAAATTTTTTTTCTGCTAGATGATTTCTTAACTTTGTTATTAAAAACCTTAAAATATAAATCCCACATTCTTTCCAAATAGTACATCTTGTCCTCACCGGACATGAAATCCATGATAATAATAGAGTCTTTAAGTAAACCTTTAGGTTTTTTTATATTCATCTGCATAACCACGATGTGGGAAAAGATATGGATTGGGAAAATCTACACCGTGGCTAAGCATTTTTAACAACCAGACTAATGCCTTTTGCTTTCGCAGCAGCTTTACGTCCTGATCGCCATCTATCCTCGATTTTATCAAGGAAAGAAAGACTGAAATTTCCTAAACCAAAGTCATTTCCACAATACAATTGAAACATTAAGCTTGTTAGCTCATCATACGTTTTCTTATTTGGACAGATCAAAACTAGTTTGTCCAATGCATGATTTAATGCTTCTTCACTACTTTTCTTAATAGCTTTACCCACAAAATATCCTTTTTATTAAAGTTAAATTGAGTGTTAATTGTTCGGTGAAAATAAAGTGTTTTAAAGCCCCACTTATTTCATTTAGGCTTAGGAATACTTTTTAATTAATAACTATTTAAATTTTGATTGCAAGTAAAAAAAAAGGGCCAGTCTCCCGGCCCTTTTTTTCAACATATGTTTATCTACTATTTCAAGAGTTTTTTACCTTGAGATAACAAATTCTCTTTCATTTTACCCTCTGCAACACCTTCTTTTTTGGCTATCTTTTTAATAGAATCAGATACCATTTTCTTAATCATGTTGCCTGGATTTCTAAGGCCATTTTCTCCCATAGCCCTAATAATTGTGTATGATTCGATGTCTACTGCAATTGATTTCCATTTGTTTACGTCCATTATTTCTCCTATTTCTCTTGATACTCTTTAGTTTTATGAAATTCAACCAAATTTATTTTATTTTTTTGGTTAAGCCCTGAGTTATAAATCCTCTCGATGATTGAAATATAATCAGCAGTGGATGTACCAGATAAAAACCATGAAGATTTACTCTGACATGCAGTTTTAAATCTTTTAAAGTCAAACTTAGGATGTTTATCTGCTACAATATAAGATATCACCATTGAACGTTTAAAACGTTTGTTCTTAGGTGACTCCATACCATAAAAATATTTTTTAAGTTGCATCAATTGAGATCCAATACGATCCGCATGCTCAATACCTCCTGCAGGAATTACAAATCTCCCTGTTTTAAAATCATTACTGATTCTAGACCACAATGAAGTTTGTTTTAATAATAGAACTACCATCTCTGCAACATTGATTCCGTACTGTTGCATTTTGTTTCTACAAATTCTGTAGTCCATTTTATTTCTAGCACAGTGTTGACCTAAATAATCATTCATAGACCAGTTCTTACGACCTGTGTTTAGTCTAGCAACATCCAATGGATCATCAGAGTCCATAATGATATATGGTATTTTTAGATCTAATTGTTTTCTGGCTTCCAGTGTGTGTTGGCCATCAACAACTTCCATGTTTTTATTTACACGAATGGGATCGTAAAGATCTTTTTCTTCAATCAACTTTTTAAGTTGCTGCACGTGTGCTTCATCTACAGGTCTATTACCTCTAGTCTTTTTGAACTTACTATAATTAGTAGTTTCAAAAAATTTGTTTTGTATTGCTTTGTTCATTTTTACTCCTTGGTTAGTTGAACATTAAATATCCCACAGATGCAAAAATAAATAATAATACTTTTGCAGGGATAATGGTTAGTAATGCAATAAACATCATACTAAATATTAGGTCTTTCATCGGCACCTTTCTGTTGATCTTGTATAAGTTTATTTGCAATATTTTCGTTAATTGGATAAATAGGCATGTCTTCAAAATTCATTGAACACTGCTGCAGCATCTTCATAACTTCTTGGTACGCATCGTCTTGATATTCTAAGGGCTCACCATTGATATCAGTATTCGGTAGCCGTGATAAAATATCATCTACTTTCGTACTCCAATCCTTAAATACTTGTGAGTCTGATTTATTTGACATCAAACCCCCACATTGCAAATTTTTGAATTAAAGTACCAACAGCATCATGAAATTTTACACTACCATTTAGTGCATCTTTTACTTTTAATTTTTTGTAAACTTCGTTGTTCACAAATAAAGTAATTTCGTCTGTTGCTTTGTTAAAAGTTACCGTCAAGTTTTGTGCACTTGATGTAAACTTATCTTTTTCTTTTACTTCCCACTCTTTTTTTAACACTAGTGGTTGGTTCTCTTGTGTTGCCATAAGGCCTCCTCTTTGTTATTATTATAGATATCTTTATATAAACATTTTAATGGGATATGCAAGCAAATAATAAGGTAGGATAATATAGGATATTATGAAGTTTTTACTAGTTTTACATTTATGTAGTTTTGTAACTCAGACATGTCCTGGCATGTTACACCCCAAAGGAGTCTATAACTCATGGTATGAATGTGCTGTCGAGGGCTATAAAAAGGGTGGAGAATACATTGCAAAAGCACCAAAAGAACAAGTAAATGCACAAAAAATAGCTGTTAAATTTGAATGCAAACCTATCGATCCTGCATAGAGGTTGCATTAACGTCACATTTTGATATATAATACCACATGAAGCTATATCGGATCAAAGCAAATTACAAGAATCTATATATAGATGAGACACTTGAAGCTGAGAACGATAAGGCCGCTCTTGAGTGTTTAGTTAAGAAGGTTGACTCAGGAGTTGTAACAGAGAAAGAAGGTGCTGGTTTCCATGATCCCAACATACTTATCTTAACCTTTGAGGAGATAAACCGAAATGCTACAAAAGTTAATATCGGAGAAACTTCAGTTGGAATCCAAGTGGGCAACACAAGCGTTAGCTCAGGGTAGAGTTACTACTGACATGAAGTGGATAGACATCAAGATTAAAAATCTTAGAACTAAGATTAATGATCAAAGTGTAGAAGACGCAAAAAAAGGTCTTCTAGATATAGCTAGCTAAGTACTAGCTTTAAAAAAAAAATCAACTTTTTACCTAAGATAAGTATGCTCTAAATTATTCTTTAGCCTCTCCCCAGGATTGACCTAAAGCAATATCGACTTTTGATGGGACTTTCATACCGTCAATGGCACTTTCCATAATTTCTTTTACATCTTTAATATCTTTTTCACTATTGATTGAAAAACATAATTCATCATGGATTTGTAATAATGGTTTGTAACCTGCTTTGTAACAATTAATCATTGCTTGTTTAGTTTGATCAGCAGCAGAACCTTGAATTAATCTATTTAAAGCTTTGTAGGTGAATGCTCTTCTGATGTTGTTGCCATAAATGGCCTTAGCCTCTTCATATTGCATTGCTTTGTTCATTCCGAAGGTAGCAGGCTCCCACATGTCAAATCTGCATCTACGGCCTCCTATGGTCCTTATAAAGCCATATTTAGAGGCACTGTTGGTTACTTCTGTAGCTAATTTTTTAACAAAAGGCACTCTTTCACCATATTGTCTTAAAAGAGCTTCAGCTCTATCTTTATTGATACCTAATTCTTTACCTAATTTAGCCTTACCCATACCATAAAATAATCCAAGATTAATTGTCTTAGCCTGGGTTCTAGTAATACCCGCCATGTCCGCCACGATCTGGTGAAAGTCAGCAGACTCGTTTTTATAAGCTTCGATAAACTCCGCTGCACCATCAAAATGATCATTGACGGATGCAGCGTAGTGAGCAACAAGCCTAGGCTCCTGTTGTGAGTAGTCGAAACTACCCCATTGTTTACCTTCTTCAGGTAAGAACAAGCTTCTAATTTTATCTCCATACTCTTTGTTCCTTGCAGGAATTTGTTGCAAGTTAGGGTTTGAATATGATAAACGTCCAGATACAGTTCCACCTTGGTCAGATCTCAATTGATTAATTTCAGAATGAATTCTACCTTTGTGGGTATATCTTAAAATGGAGTCTATGAATGTTGAATGAAATTTATTTATTTCTCTTGCTTCTCTTATTAGTTGGGCTATCGGGTTATCACAATTTACTAACCAGTTTTGGGTAAAGCTTGGTTCATCACTTTTCGGTGTCCGTGGGTACTCAACACCAATACGATCAAACACTTGAGCAACAGATCGAGCAGCCCATATGTCTACATCTAATGTAGTTTGTTTTTTAATATCATGTAATACTTCAGACTCTTTCTTCTTAAAATCTTTTTTAAGCAACAAAGCCTTCTCCTCGTCCACTCTTATACCTGTTCTTCTAGTTTCAATCAAAATAGGTAATAATTCCATCTCCATTTCCCACACATCATGTAGAGACTGCTTAGATAGCTCTGTTTTTAACGTTTGCCATAAACGTAAGGTAAGCCCTGCATCTTGCTCAGCATAGAAGCCTACGTAGCCCGCAGGCAGCTTCCACATGTCCGCTTTGGGGTCAATTCCCCATTCTTTAGCTTTTTCATTTAAAAATGTTTCATTCTTAATTTCACCTAAGTAATCTTTAGCACATGCATTTAAACTAAAACTAAATCTGTTTTCGTTAATCAATGCAGCAGCAATCATAGTATCAACTATCTTACCTCTAATCTCAAAACCATTAACAAGCAGCCAACCAACATCATAACTTGCATTATGAAATATTTTAGTTGCATCTGTTTTTAAAATATCTTGCATCCATGCGCAGGTAATCGACAAATCCATATTTCCACCAGCATCATGAGCAATAGGGAAGTACCACTGTTGCCCAAGTGCAGCAACTGCAAACCCTACAATGTGTCCATCAAATGTTGCCCATCCTGGTCCTTTAGTTTTAATGTTTGGATCTTTAGTTTCTAAGTCAATTGCAATCTCTTTTGCTTGAGATAAATCTGGATACTCTGCAGGACAAATCCAATCACTATCGTTGTATATAAAATTTAATTGATGAGTCATTGTTTTAATCTACTAAAATTTGCATCTTCAATTGATATAGCTTTTTTATGAGGTATGTTCATTTCAAACAAAGCACAATCTGCACAGTAATAATTATATTCGTAAACAATCACTGCAACTACTTCATCACAACGTTCACACATAATTAATTTATTTTTTCTTTTTCTCTTCATTTAAATGTTCACTTTTAATTAATTGCTGTAGCACTGTACTATAAGGATTAAAACTATAATCTTTTGCACAACCTGCTGTTAATAAAAATAATAAAATTAATTTCATTTTCTTTTTTTAATATCTTTCATTGTCTTAATTTCTAATTGACAATAATGAATTATTTTTTCTAAGTCTTGTATCCCCGCTTTATTTAAGTAACGACAAACATATTTTACAACACATCCTTGAAAAAAGGATAAATTATTTTTTGAAATAAATTCATAGGGTTGAATGGGAAAATTTTTGTAGTGACTCCCGCCTATTTGTTTGTCTTGAGGAAAAGCCTCATCGAACATAGATTTATCTGACATAGTTAGCCTCATATTGTTTATAGTATTTTCCTAATGGAAAGTTATATTGATGGTAAGTACCCAACAGATGGAGTGTGCCTTTAGATCTTGTTGCACCTGTGTACCAGACTCTAAGTTCTTTTACCTTATCTGCTAAATTTTTTTTATCGAAATGTGATGGGAAGTTACATTTGCTCGCCAGGACAACATTGTCTGCTTCACCTCCTTTGACTTGGTGTATTGTATCTATAATTATTTTTGGTGGTTGATTAAGATCTACACCTTCACTCATAAGTTTTTGAAAATATTGCTTATCTTTATCCTTGAATTTTCTCTTAAACACTTGGTTCCATGCACCTTTTTCATCACGCATACCACACCTTAAATGTAATTCGTCAAATGTAAAGACTTGATTTGGATGTGCAAAACTCCACTTTTTACTGTCCGTTGACCGGTATCCGTGATCTATATTTAACAAAAACTCATACATGGTTACTGCTTCTTCTCTTGTAATGCTGCCTCCCTCACAAATCTTTTCCCAATAATTAATTGCTGAAAATTGATTAGGATCAAATGATTTATTATTCTTTTGATCTTGGTAATATAAACCTAGGTTCCTTGCCTCCTGTTGGAGTTCTCTTTTAACATCATTAATTCTAGCTAATACCATCCAGTTTCCATCCATATCCCAAGGTACTTTTTTAAGACCACCCCATCTGTACACATGACCTTCTTTACCATTGGAGTGAAATTCTTTCTGAATTCTTTTATCACCCATACTATTTAATAAACATTTCGAAAAAAAATGTATGTTTTTATTTAATCTAACTGACTTTTTTAACACTAAAGTTTTACCAGGAAACGTTTGAAATAGGTCAACATCAGCACCATTCCATTCATAAATAGCTTGGTCATCATCACCTGCAATATAAACTCGCTCTACTGCACGAGCTATTTTAACTACCATATCCCACTGTAAAGGTGTTAGATCCTGAGCTTCATCTACCATTAAAACTTTAAAAGGCACTACCAAACCATCATCAATAAACTTTTGAACCATGTCAGTAAAATCTAATCTATCCGATGTTCTAGTTCCATTCTCCATCTCCATTGTTTTAAATTTTTCGTAACCGGCAATAATAGATTTAAATTGTTGTAGTCTTACAGACTTTCTGGATTGTTGTTTGTATAGCCACACAGGATCAACTTTCATGTTTCTTGCTCTGTCATATATTTGTAAGGACCAATTGTTGTAAACCTTTTGATCATCCCAAGTATCTTTGTAACCTACCTTGACAGTTCCATACTGTGTATGAAACATCAGCAGGTCTGCCTTTGGATCTAGTACGGGAATTTCAGCAAACTGTTGTCTGGCCAAAGAATGTAATGTTCTAAAATATGAGAAAGCATCTTCGTCATAACCTTTAAACTTTTGTCTAACCCTTGCAACACATTCGTCCACAGCTTTATTAGTAAATGATACATAACAAATTTCGTCTGGAGAGTAACCTTTCTCAAGGTACCTCTTAACTCTTTTAAGTAGGTTTTCTGTTTTACCTGTACCAGGTGGGCCAAATATTTTAATTGTCTTCCCACGCAGCTTTTGCTTTAGTAAATTTGACATCTTTATTTTTATGTTCCATTTGTTTTGGTAATGTAACGACCCAATGTCTAGTTTGAATACCTTTAAACTTAGCTTTAGGAAGTGCCTTACCTTGTTCTAAAAATCTAGTACATTCTTTTTCATTCCAATTGTACCCCATTTTTTTCATAAAAGATCTAAACGTCTCTAGCTTAAATCTCATTTCTGACTCATCTTTCCAAATATTACCAGAATCAATTTGATCAAATTCTGTTGTATCTTCTATATCTTCAATAAACTTAGTCATTCTAGAATTAAATACATCTTCTTGCTCTTCACCTGCATTAAATCCTTCCATGTCTTGTTTGTTAGATATCAACTCATCTAACCAATCTCTGTATGGATCTGGATCTCTTTTACTTGGTTTCAAAGATCTCCAAACAATATCGTAGTTAAGTAATTGTTCGCCCAACAGCTGCTGTTGGTATAATTGTTTTGTACTTAGTCTAATTGATTTACCTTGAATAGGTAAAATCCAATAAGGTTCAGGATAAGAATTAACTTTTAATAACTTACCTACCTCAGGCAAAGCTTCATTAGTTCCAATACCATGCTTACGTCTTAGACATGTGCTTGATGAACAATGCATTCTTGCAATAGAAGTTTTACATTTGTACGCGTATTCTTTATTTTCTACGCCTTTAAAAATATTATTTAATTCTTGAGGATGTAAAGGTTCAGAGCAAACCTTAGTCATTAAGTTTCTTGTCCAATCTTCGTACATGACAGGATCTGGATTTATTTTTTTTGCTAACACTGCAACATTAAACATTGCATCATTACGGCCTTCACCTTTTTGAACTTTGTTTTTCATAAAGTTTACAACACAAGGTGGGTAATCTTTTGTTTCATCGTCTTGAAATATTTTAAGCTTCTTAAACTCAGCAGGAGTTAATCTATAATCACATACAAACTTATATAGGTTTTCTAATTTTATAGAGTTACCTTCGTTGTCCATTGCAACACGAGTTGTCATGTGTGCTTTTTGATATGGAAGGTTTACAAAATTACCTTTTCTTTTTTTATTCCAATCCTCTGGTGTTAAATCAACTTCATCCTGTGCAGGATAAATATCAGTTGTTGAATCATTAACACCAAGATCAGAAGCAAGTTCAATTAATTTTTTTCGCATAGATGATGCAGCAATGACACCATCAATAAATAAAACTAAATGGAGTCCGTTGGATTTTGATCTGAACGGGATGAGTGGGTATTTCCTTTTCCGTATAATCGATATAATTTCCTTATGTTGTATATTATAACGATCAACATCGATGACCCCCCAATTGCATGTATTATCATCTCTAATGGGAACTGATCCATAGTACGCTTCTCCTTTTAAATGTTGTAACCAGTGTTCTCTGGTCATTGGTTTTGGTTCAACCCAATGTTTAAATTCTTGCTTACCATCACGACCTCTTGTTTGTCCTAATGGTTTTGAAGCACCAAAATATGTAGTAGAACCCTGGAAGAGTTCTACAAACTCCTCCAGGGTGTTGTCAAGTATCTGCATACTAGAATGGTGTTTTTTCTACTTGTTCTTCTTTTCCGTGATTAACTCTGACAGAACCTTTTTTACACGACTCGTAAAATTCGTAGGCGCTTTTGATTGTGTCTTCGCTAGGCACAGTACCGATATGCTCGATCTCCCAACCATACCATGAACCTAAATTGTTCTTCTCTAGAACAGTTTTAAGAGAGTATTGTTGAGTAAATGGTGCAGGTCTGAAAAAACCTTTACCATCTTTTTTCTTCTGTCTCAAAGACATCATCATTGAATTCCATTTTTTGGATTTCTTTCTTTGAGTAGATTTCATAGTAATCATAGCTGTAGAAGATTTTTCTTCCTCTACTACTGTTACGTAGTGAGAAGCAGTTTCCTCAATATAATTACCGTTTTCGAGTCTATCCTTACCATCGTCACCTCTGGTAGTTTTACTCATGATATCCGAATCAGATGAATAGACATTAACAGGAGCAACTGCACCTTTTTCTCTGTCTCTCCATTCGATGTACTCTAACTTATAGTAACAAGGAATAACTGTTATTCCATCCGCACCATTGTAAAGTTCATCAGTGACTGTGTTGTAGATCATTCCAGGTCTAGCGTTTGGATTAAACTGACTATCACCTTGTGTTACTTGTGGTGATAATTGACCTAAAACTTTAAGAAATGGTAATGCTAAACTCTTTGAATCTACATTATCAAATCCTGCATCTGCAAATGACTCAATGTCTACATTGGCCATAGCACCTGCTTTTTTCTTAACCGCTACTTCGTTCGATTGTCCGTCTTTTATTTTCATAGTATTTCCTATTATTTGTTAGTTATTTTAGTTTTCGTTGCGATGTATACACCGAACAAATCAAAAGGCAGTTCTTTTCCGCCTTCAACCTGTTCTTTAACAAAAGCTTTAAGTGTCATGGGCTCAACTTTTTCTTTTTTATTATAGTTGAATCCATGTTCCTCACAGACTTTTATCAATTCAGAGACTTGGTTGTCTTGTCCTCTATTGAAAGATGCAGTAACAGTGTTCTTGATAATATCTTCGAACCCTTTACCTCTCAACCAACTGAAGGCTTCTTCAACCCGTGATTCAGGAATTTTTGCTGCGTAAAATGGCTTTACCTCTACGGTAGAACCATCAGACAATTTCAGCAAAGATACACCAGATTCCTGCATCATCTCTGGAATTTTTCTCTCTTCTAAATCTCTAGCTTTGTGTTTTAAAAGAGATAATTCTTCTTCTTTATTTTCGATTTGTTTGTGTAAATCTTTTAAATGATTGCATTTATCAGTAATAGATTTCACACTGTCTTGACTTATGTCTATATTAGACATTTTTTCTATGTCGAACTTTTCCATATTTTCCTCCTGTTGGGGTTCTTAAATTATTCATTTGATCTTTGCAAGAAAAAAATATAAAAAGTTTTCAAGATGTGGAAATACCCCTATAAGACCAAGCCGTATGAGCACCAACGTAATGCTCTTGAAACTTCTGCTGGAAAAACGCAGTGGGCTTATTTTATGGAAATGGGCACAGGAAAAACAAAAGTAACTATAGATAATTTAGCTTATTTGTTTTTTAAAAGACGGGTTGACTCTGCTTTAATTATTGCACCTAAATCAGTTTATACCAACTGGGAATCAGAAATACAAACTCATATGCCAGATGTATTAAAATATAAAATCTACAAATGGAATATAGACAAACCCAAAGATTATTATGCTGTTGAACAATTCAAAGACCTTAAAATATTTTTAATTAATGTTGAAGCCTTGTCAACAAAAAGAGGTTTTAATGCGTGTGTAGAATATCTTAAAAAAAATAAATTAAATTTTGTAACACTGGATGAATCAACCACAATAAAAAACCGATCAGCAAAAAGAACAAAAAACATTTTAGGATTATCAAAGCTATCCCATATAAAGCGTATATTAACAGGATCCCCAATAACAAAATCTCCATTGGATTTATATACACAATGTCAGTTTTTAAGTCCAGAACTATTAGGTTTTGCAAGTTACCTTGCATTTAGAAATAGATATGCAGAGATGACAGACATACCTGTAGGCTCTGGAAGGTTTATTAGTGTGCCTAAATACTATAAAAAACTAGAAGAACTTGAAACTAAACTTAAACAATTCTCAACAAGAATAAGAAAAGATGAATGTTTAGATCTTAAACCAAAAGTTAGGGTTAAAAGGGTTATAGAATTAGATGGTGAAGCTAAAAAGATTTACGAAAAACTTAGAACCTCTGCATTAGCTATTGTAGAAGATTCGACTATATCATTTTCTAATAAACTAACTGAAATTATTAAACTTCACCAGGTGTGTAATGGTTTTACAAAAGATGACGATGGCCAAATACTTCAATTACATAAATCAAAATTAAATACTTTAGATGAAATCATACAAGAAACAGATGGTAAGATAATTATTTGGGCAAACTATTTATACAATATACATGAGATAAAAGATTTCTTGGTTTCAAAGTATGGACCAGAATCAACAGTTAGTATTTATGGAGATGTTAATGTTGAAGATAGACAAGCTGCAGTAAAAAGAATTCAAGAAGATGATAAAACTAAATTTTTAGTTGCTAACCCAACCACAGGAGGCTTTGGTTTAACTTTGACGGCCTGCAATACAGTAATCTATTATTCTAATAATTATAATTTGGAAGTAAGAATGCAATCAGAAGACCGTGCTCATAGAATTGGGCAAAAAGGCACTGTTGTTTATATTGATATTGTTGCCAAAAATACATTGGATGAAGCTATCATGAAATCTCTTACCAGCAAAGGTCAAATTGCTGCTAAAACTTTAGGGGAAGAAGATCTTAAAAGTTGGTTGCTATGATTATTTTTGGACACCCTATACATCGTAAACATAATAAAAGAGTTTCAAAGACAGTGGTTTTAGTAATTATTTTTATTTTACTTCTATGTTAAATATATCCCTAATCATACATCCTCATTATTCCAAAGCATTAATAAAAATACAATAAACCCATAAATCAAAGCAATTAGTAATACATTTAATAAAAAAATCATAAATTATTGTTGTGATAATTTATTAAACTTCTCTACTCTTTCTAAAAATTTATCTCCATATTCTTTTAAATCTGACTCGTTTAGTCGGAATTCTTGGTATTGAAGATCTCTTGTACATATAGATATTACACCTTGTTCTATAGGCCCATAATTTTTTGTGTGAGCTAAATAATAAGCTCCTAGTTGATATTTATAATCATCAACCCATTCTTCTCGTTTTGGTTTATTAGACTGCTTCCAGTCTACTATGCTCGGTTTTCCGTATGCAACACAAGATAAATCAGCAGTACCTGCAAATTTGTTTTCATATTCTAAACTTATTTCATTTCCCCACACCTCGTCTATTTTTATATTAT